GCATAAACTTCACCATTATATTGACTACCTGTATTTCGGTCAGTAAAAAAGTCATTAAATGCTAATATAACTAATATTGCCATTATCCAATAAAATGAAACTTTACTCCATTTAATAAAACCTTCAAATGTTTTCTTTGCCTCTATTTCTGCTAATTCTCTTGGACTATTCATTTACTACTCCTTACTTACATTTGCATCCTTATGAAAACAATCAAACTGTAATCTATAATAAGGATTCTCTTGATATACTTGCCAATTATCATTATTAGTAATAATTTGACATTGCTCTATTGTAAAAGCCTCTTGCATAACATATTGATTTCCAGTATAAACCCATTGAAAACCATCGTTACCCCACAAACTTATTACTAATACAAATTCTCTCATGGTAATTTACCTTATTGTTCTTTAACGTCAGGTATCTCTTTTTTACCTTGTCTGCTAGTTTTTCTGTGTTTGTAAAAAGTAATAGCATTTAAACAAGTGTTAATGGTGACCATCAATAATAGCCACCACTGCCACCAAACTAAACCACCAATATCTAGCATAGTTTATATCTCACAACCCCCTGCTGAACAGGCTAAAGTTTGAGAACCTTCAGTATTATCTTCTAGTTCATAGTTAGGAAGTAATGAATAATCTACTAAAGGCATAGCTTTAACTGCTTTAATCCAATCTTGCTCAGAACAAGCAGTATAAGGTGCTTGCTGATAAGTATGTTCTGAATAAGGCAAGAAACTAATACCTGTTATTTGATCAAAGTGTTTATACACCCAATCACCAACTTCCATCCATTCGTCTTCTTTAACATAAATAGTTACTGAGACAGAATGTTCTGACCAGTTTTCTTGAAACTTAAGCCAGTTTTCCAATTGTTGTATAGCTGTTTGTTCATTGGCTAGCGTAGCACCTGATGGTGATTTTACTGGAAAATAAAAGACTGTTGTCTTTAAAGGATTCATTAAATCAGCTTCACTGGGTACACCTTGATCTTTTAACATTTCTGTTAATGGATCATTATTAGATTGTCTTACTGCTCTTATGTAATAAGGAGAAAATCTACCATGTATACCACTGCTGCTATCTACTAGCTGTGAAACTGTACCGCTTGGTTTAACTGTTGTTATTGCTGTAGACGGTTTAATTCCCAATCTTTCAGCATATTCTTTATTTGTATCTACTGCAACTTGCTTTAATCTGCGTAACATTGCAGGATCTGGATTTCTTAATATTCTACAATCTTGAATACCTGTTAAAGAAACCCCTAATAATCTTTCATCTTCGCAATTTCTTTGCCATACTTTTCGTACATATTTAAAATCAGTTAACATTGATTGTAATGTACCTAATATAGTAGCAACTTTAATTTTATCTGCGAGATCTTCTTCTGTATCATTTTCTCTACAAATGACTTCGGATAAATTACATAATTGATTAGATCTTAAAAGTATTTCAGCACAAGGATTACTACCTTCAACTAATGTTGAATCTCTACGACCATCATTGTTTTGTTTTTGAGCACCATAACGACTAAATATACCACGTTCACCTGAACCTGATTTCATTAAAGAAACCCACTCTTCCATAAAAACACTCATAGAAGGTTTTTGATCATATACTGCAGAATTGTTTGCTAAAGATCGTTGTTCTTCAGTTTCCCACCAACGACCTGACTTACAATCTCTTATCTCAGGATCACTAAGATCTGACATTGATATAAGTGCTGAACGTCTAACACCACCTACTACAACTATTTCTGCTATTTTACAAACAATATCGTGTACTTCAATTGGGCGTAATTTTCGACCTGCTGCATTTTTAAATGTTTTAGTTACAAAGTCAAAAAGATCCATAAGTGGTTTCGGACCAGAAGCTCTTCCACCCATAGTTTTAAGTCGTGCGCCTTCTGGACGTACTTTACTATAATCCCATTCATGTATGTTTCCTAAATATAAATCTGCTATTAGTTTTCTTAAGGCTTTAGCCCAACCTTCAGCAGAATCTTCTACTTGAATAATTCTTTCAGTTGTAGCGAAAGCATCATTAATTATAGGAAGTTTGTTGACATATTTAGCTTCGGCACTAAAACCGACACCTGTACCTGCCATTAATATAAAAAGTATTTCATCAAATGCTCTTGGATGATTAATTGCAGCAAAACTACAATTATAACCTCTGAAATGATTTTGTGCTAATGCTTTACCTGCTGACCACATAGATCGCATTGAAGGCATTACTTCATGGTTATACACTGAATTGTGTAATTTATTAAATTCATTTTCTGTTAAGGTATTATCCCCAACTTGCTCTTGCCAAAAACCAATAAGTCGATCTACTGTTTCATCCCACGTTTCACGACGATTTTCATCATCTAGATAACGCGAATAACGAGACAGATGGATAAAGCTCTGGTATGGATCCATTTTATTTCCCCTTTATAATAAATGGTAAGTCAATTATTCTTCGTGATTGTAAACTGAAGGATGTTGTTTTTTTAGTTCATCTTCAAGTTCTTCAATCATAGTTTCTTTTTTAAATCTTTTATCTAAATCAATTCCGTGAGTATTAATAGCATACTCATCTAATTCATCTTTATTCATAGCTTCTAAGTCAACATCAGAAGTCATAGTAACTGTATCATCGTTTATAGATACATTAATTTCTTCGCCTTGAGGATGATCTTTACACCACATACTGTGTAATTCAGTTAATTGCTCAGAAGTAAATATTTTTTTAGTATTAGGATTATTTATATATTTATGAAAAGCTTCATTTGTATAGCCTTTTCTTTTTAATCTATCGAATTCTGCTTTCAATGTAGCATCCTTTCGTTTTTATTAACTATATTAAAAAAGGTATCAGCATAATAATAAACAGAGTCAAAAGTATCATCATCTTCTTGACTTAAATCATCTGCCATACCTAATAAATATTGTTGTATATTAGGATTAAGTTGAGAAATGTCAGCCCCTGAATCTAGAAGCTGACATATTATTGATAGTTGAACTAAATGTTGTTCATCCATATTAGATTGTGATTTCTTCTTGTTTTTCGAATTCATCAGATCCCTTTTTTAATCTCCCTGTTTCAAAGTTATAATAAAGAGTTCCTGATGGTCCAGTTAAGCCTGTGTATCGACATTTAAGAACTTTTGTTTTAATAGTGTTTCTTTCTTCTTCTTCATCAGAACCAACATTTCTAGCAAAAGCAATAATATCCATACTAATTTGTTTAATTGAACCTGAACCGCGAATATCGTCCATTGAAGGTAATTTGCCCTCTTCAAAACTTTTTCCTTTGTTATCTGTTTTACGAAGATGACTAATAAGACCAATCCAAACTTCATGTTTTTTAACTAGCCTTAAAAGATCATTCATAATTTTATCTATTGCTTCGTTTCCTGTAAGGCCTTCAGTACCTTCGGAAGCCAATATGGTGATATGATCCACAAATAAATAATTGCACCCACTAAGGCACATGTACTCAAGAAAATCCATAATAGACCCATCTGAAATACTACCTTGATGGTCAAGAACCATAACACGATCATCACCGAAAATATTATCAAATCCCACCTTAAGTTCATCTAATGGTATCTCCTCATGTGCTGGATTTTTACTAATTGCCATACCTGCCATTTTTCTAGCAGTTTCAGCAGGTGATTCTTCAAGTGAAATAATACCTATTTTGTCTTCTGTATTTTCTAACAAGTGTACTGCTATTTCTCTTAATAAAGTAGATTTACCACTGCCTGTACCAGAAGTCCACAAAGTAATTTCACCGAATCTCATACCTTTTAGTTTATCGTTTAAACCTTCCATAAAAGAAGGGTAAGGAACAGACTCAATTTCGTTATAACGTTCTAATTGCGCCCACAGTTCATCTTTAGTGAGTATACCTGCAGGTGTGTATTCTGTCGCATTATAAATGCATTTCAAGACTTCATCAGGAGATTTAATCCACAAATCACTAGCATCTTTTTCTTCGGAAGTGACTATTTTTATTTTGTCATAACCAATTATACGTGCTGCTTCTTTTGTAGCAATTTCACCTGCTTCGTCTTTATCAAACCATAATACTATCTCATCAAAGTTTCTTAAGTACTCTCTACATTCAATTAAATCTTTTATTGAACTAGCACTTCTTAAGCTTACAACAGGATAAAAGGTCTTATATTTTTTATACCATGCAGATTGTACTGCCATAGCATCTAGTTCGCCTTCTGTTATAACTATTCTTTTTCC